AAACTCATCTTCTTCGTTGTCCGTCAAAGACCAGGACAACTTAGTGCGCCCGTTACGCATGATCAGCTTGATCGGGCCGTGTTCGCTTACATCAAGCGGTCCTGACCACAAAAAATCCGGTTCGTTTAAATTGCCTGTCCCTTTGTGACGGGACACATAAAGAACCGTAACACCGTTAACGCTTGGATCGATGTTGGGTGCCACATGGAATATATGTGCACCACTATTAGCTCTAAGTCTTCCACCTGTGTAGATAGCGCTGTTCGTGACAACTTCGGGTAATAGTTTGTGCTTTCCAGACACCCCAAGAAAACGTATAACAGAATCGTTATCCTGTACGGGCTGCCTTGCAGCACTCCCGTTGTTGTACAAGTAACGAGTATCACTAGTCGTAAAGATCTCGCCCTGTTGATCAAAAAGCATTGCTTTAGAGATTGGGAAAGGATTGGCTTCGTTTAGAGAGATTGTGTTACCGTTGAGCGGGTCAAAGCCATCCTCTGGCAAGTCCGCGTCAAGTGTATTTCTATTTGTTACTGACAAATTAGGTATTGGTGAACCATCCAACTGCACCTCATCATACTTATAAGCATCATCCACAGTAACGCTAAGCTCTGCACCGGCTTTTGCGCTAGCAGGTATTGAACCTGTTTGAATAGCGTTCCCTTCGGCTCTAAAGCCAGTCAAAGTACACACTGCTGAGCCAACGCCGTCAGGTACAACACCTGTGTCAAAATCCACAGCATTTAACGCAAAGCTGTGCAATAACGTATCACTGGTATCTTTGATTCTCACTTCTTTTGCAGCCATCGCTAAGAAGGTCGATCGAGCTTTGTTAGCCAGTAGGTAAACTGTTCCAGAGTTATTGGCTCCGGCCACTTCAACCTCTAGCACGTCATCCTCAGCGAGCGCTATAAAGTCAGCCACTGTAGATGCGACTACGTCGTTAATTCTGACTGTGCAATTTGTTGTGAATAGGGAGCTGCCGGGCAGATCGCCAAAAGTTGCGGAAGCCCCGAAACCGTCATCAGCGAATATTGAATTAGCATTAATCTGATTGTTTGAGCCTCCGACCGGGTACATCTCTGCGACAACAACCTCAAATCTAAGATCTTGAGTGTCGTCAAAACCAGATAAAGTGATTCGGCTTTCTGGTGTATTAAAGACAATGTTTGCACTTTCCGTTAAATCAACAGTAATCGACCCAATAGCGCCCACTGTGACAGTGGGTGCAGAATCGATGATATAAACGTTAAACGTTTGGTCGATACCCGGATCTGAATCTAAAATTATCTCGCTGTCATCAGCGACAGTTATACCAACACTGCCGGGAGAAGTTACAAGGTCATAGACAATTTGATCTCCTTGTTGTGCGTCACTAGGATTAAACTGCGCCAGAACTGCGCCTGCTGCTGTTGATGGAGACGCACCCAAAGTGACAAAGGTTTTACCTGTTTCTGGCAAGTAAGGAATTTGATCTGTGTCGACGGTCTCGCCGTCGATGTCCACTGTCCATACGTAGCCAGTTTGACTAAACAGCAATGGTGCTGTTCTTGGAATAGTGAACGTAAGGTTATAGGGGTCTGAACCCGTTACAGAATCAGGGGCAATTGAAATCGCACCATTCTGCAATGTGGTGTTACCCGTTGTTGGTGTAGTAGCCGGATTACTCACCGATACAGTGAACGCTTCTGTTGCTCTAGTCTCAGATGGGTCGTCATCAATTGCTAAACCCGCTGACCCTGCGTTGTATGAATACTGAACTGCAAGGTATCCTCTAGAGAAGTTAAGGGTCGTCGCTGTTGCTGAAGATGCCCCTGTTAGATCTTTAAAGTAATGAGCTTGAGACTGATTAGGCGACTCAATTGATTGCTCATTTGAATAACCATTCGTTACGCCGCTAAACGTCGTAGCTGATCCGGCGTCAATAATAAATGCTGCACGACCAAAGCTATTTGCACTTGAGGCAATGGCGTTCGTAGCCGGATTGGTGCTGTTTCCTGTTGCAGCATCGCCAATCGTTGGGGCTACATCAAACAGATCACTTGTATTAAGGCCCGTAAGAACTACAACAGCGACAGTCCATCGATCAGATGCGCCAAGATTCCACGAAAATAAAGCAGGCTCGGAGCCAGCAGAAACACGATAACCAAAGGCATATCGAGCAGTCGAATAAGCTCCGTTTATTGAATATGTGAAAGCGTTTGCGCCGTTGTCGTCTGATATTGTTGCAGGATCATCAACGTTAACATGAACCTCAACAACATCACCCTCCGCAATACTCAGCCCACTAAGATCAATGCTCGCAGTGCTACTAGTGCCCGATGCAAATTTAGCGTCTTTAAATGACATTAGCTAACCCCGTCTAGTGAAGTAGCCCAAGTGGGCGTCACTTGGTTTGAAACTTTAATGTTATCCACGAATGCCTCTTGGTTTTGCGGGACGCCACCATTCCAGTAGGTGACAAACATTGCGCGCTCTGCGTAACCAGCGTTGTCTGGGAGAGTCACAAAGGTGTTGTTTGTTAGCAATTTCTCAGTGCCACGCCATAGCTCGAATAAAGGAGTTGTGCGCGAGAGCACTGCGTGAACCGTCCAAGTCTGCCATTCGTTTGTGTTAATTCGCTTGGTGTCATCAACATCATCTTGGCTCGCGTCAGCAACTTCGTTCTGGTAGTAAACCTCACGGTTGTTCTTGATGTAAATATCTAAATATCCACCATTAGAGCCATTGCCTCGGCGCGTACCTATCCTCATGAACTTAAGATTGAATCCTGTTGCGGTGAAATCAAAGCCGGTTGGAAAGAAGGTTTGAAGTTGGTACCAAACATGGCCGCCATCATAAACGTCTGAGCTTTGTGCGAAGTTATCCGCATCCCCAAAATCAATGATCAGCCCGGAGCCATTCTCTGCGAAGGTGCCTTGGTCAAATTCAACGCGGGCAGATTTCGTGCCAGAAGCCGCCCGAATGTCTGTTACTTCTGTGTTGCCATAATTGGTATTTGGTACGCCATCGACGCCGGTAGGGCCAGAATCAACATCTGATCCAACCGCTAAACCTTCAAAAGTAATCTCTCTGTTCCAGCCCGGTCCTTGAGCCGGAGCACTTGGCGTTGTAGTACTGACTATGTTCGAAACTGTTGTTGTACCATCTTCGTAAACTCGTACCTGATAACTCGTGTCGCCGGGAGCATTTGAAATAGGCATGTCGATTGTAAATTGACCTGTCGAGCTTGGTGTGCTCGCACCAAAACTATTATTCGTCCAGCCATTACCGTCGTTATACTCTGGGTAAATCGCACGGAGATCCGAGACAGTCATCGTGAAGCGTAGCGTTTGATAATCGATTGCAGTGACCGAAAGGTCTGTAATCCAAGAAGGTACGAATGAGCCTGAAGGATCAAAGCCGCGCAATGCACCATCCGCCCCCGGCGTATGTCCGCTCAAATCGATTGTTGATGGTTGTAGGTCGGGATAGGCCATCTATTTAATCCAACTTTTAATTTCAAGGAGTATTTTTTGTTTAGCCAACTCTTCTATATAAAACTCTGCTAAGTTGTAAACATCTTTGTGTACGGCTTTACGCATCAAGTCAATAGATTTATTTACTTCTGCTTCGAGCATTTCAGACAATCGCTCTCGTAAGAGGGCAGCAGCTTTATATTCTTGCTCTATGTCTTTGCTTTCTTCTTTATTTTTATTTCTAGTCCATGTAGGCATCATAGAGGTTCTTCCCCTTCAATAGGGGTCATAGCCTCTGCTTCTATACTCTCTTGCCCAGCGTTCATAAGACGCTGTGTATCCATCTGCTCCATCAACCCTCTATTGTCACCATATAAATCGTAACGTTTGACATTAAGCAAATCTTCAAACAGCTTAGCAAGCTGCTTACCAGATATGTGTTGTTTAACATCGGGCCATACAGGGGTGTTGGCTAAGTTAATTAGGTTTTGCACCGTCTGTGCTTGCTGAGCAAAATGTCTAGCCCCAACAGGGCGTAGCTTACCTTTAGCTGTAATGTCTTCTTTTGTAATAGACAAGAAGTCTGCAACACCTAAGTCGTCGTCCATAACGCGAATAACATCACCACCTGACATATTCCTAACTGACAACTCTAGCATGTTATTTAGCAAAGGCTCTAGCACATATATCTCAAACTGTGTAACTTTCTCTTGAAAGATACGACCAGCAGCATTCTCTAAAGCACCAACTTCAAACGCTGTTTTCTCGCCCGGAGTGCGAATACCCATAGCCTGTTTAGGTGCTCCAGCAGCCTCCTCCATCATATTCATCAGGAAGGCCATCTCAGCTTCTGCTGCTTGTAAGTTAACACCTGTGAATAGGGGAGCTACGTCTCCGTCTTCGTCCATCTGGAAGCGTGCAAATGGCCCCCACTGGCTGTCTTCTTGCAACTCTCCTCGCACCTTGAGTGGAGGCATAATAGTGAGGTCACGAGCATCTGCGGCAATGTTTTGCAAGTGGTCGAGTCGGTATTGCATCCCGACCAGATTATCAAGTGGACCCATGCCATAAAGATTATCAGGGCGCTTACGCCACGAAGTAAAAACTCTGTGTCCATTACGTTTCCATGCAGGGATTGGTGCTTTACGTAAAACTTTAGTTCTGTCTATAACAGTGACAATGTAGTCGTCTAGCATCTCCCCTGTATCAGGGTCATTAATAGTTCCAGTGAACTCTAGAATTTCCACAAACCCACTTTTTAGGTAAGTGTAGTAATCACCAAAACCATCTACACTATAACCTTCAGCTTTCTTAACATCATCCCTACTCCAATTAGTAAGATGTGATCTAGCGTTCTTAGCCTCGGCTAACGCCTTCTTGGCTGTCTCATCTCCAGTATCTTTATACTCTAACTCTAGGGTGCCGAAGTGTTTTATTGTACGGCTAATCTTCCAGCTATGTTCATAGGTTAATGCTGTGGGGTCAAACACTTCATCTAAAGGTGATCTTCTTATAGCTCGTGGTCCCACATATCCGGGGATAGACTCTCCGCTATCGGGGTCTTGTTTTGTCTCATTAACCCAAACACAATCAGCAATAACAACACCATAATCAATGTAATCATAAAGAAGAGAGGAGATAACACTACGCATATTATCTTCTCTAACTTTGTTAGACATATACGCTTGTATAGCTGACTTCTTTTCTTGAGTCTCGTCATCAATGCCATAACCTTCCCACTTAAGCCAATCATCATTAGGAAACAATGCAGAAATATAATTAGCATGTAGATTGTCACGTATTTGACAAATCTTTGGAATGGTCGTAGAATTACGCCACGGCAAGCTAGAATTACTAGTCTTGCTAGTATCTGTAGCAAAGACATAATTGCGAAGCTCTTGCTTCTCTGCTTCCCATGTATGTCTATTGCTTTTCTTTTCATCCCACTGCTCTACAATGAAAGATGCCAACCCTTCCATAGGGAAGTTGTCTAATTCTAATGTACTCATACGTAAGCAATGCCACCAAAGCGTGAGTTAAAATTATATTGCTGTTGTGTATCTCTGCCGTCTAGCTTTTGTTTTGGAGCTTTGGCAATCTCTACAGCAGATGCTAAACAATCTTTTAAGTCGTCGTGTGCTGGACGAGCACGCAACAACTCTTCTTCTAATGCAGCAGTGTAACCACCTTTGTGGTGGTACATCTGTAGATTCTCATATCTAGGCTCTAAAACTGCAGCAATCCTTTCTTCTTTCTTCCCTTCGTGTCTATTAGGTCTGTGTTCATCAATCTTAATCATAGATCCGTTAGCTTTAAACCTATCTTTTAAATCTCTAACAATAATCTGCTGAGCTACAGTTACTTCTGCTCGTAGTGTTTTAAATTCCCACTTCTGGTGCATACGCTCTATACGATTGTAATACTCTGCAATCTTATCGGTCTTAAACCGATCCATATCTAATACGTATACATCGTTAGATGTAGAGAGGCCAATAACAACTATAGCTGAATAGTCTGCATTCTTATTTAAAGAAAATGCAAAGTCTATTGCTGCATAGAGGTTTAACCTCTCATCTCCGTAATACCACTTTCCGTATGTCTGCTGTAGCTTACTTCTATCGAAGTATTGAAACCTGCTATTGTTCATTCTAGCAGATTCTGGGTCGTTGGGGTCGTTATAATACTGTGCGTAAAACTGTGTGCGGTCTGTATACTTAGCGCTAATCTTAGCTAGCTCTTGGCGATTAAAGCCAAACAGCTTACCGTCTTTCCTTGCAGATCTAGGCCATAAAAACTTACCATCAACCTCTACAGCTTTTTCAAATATATCCCACAGATCTTCTTCACCAACAATATTATCCTTGTCATCAAACTGCGTAACAGTTTGCTCTTTCCATATACTGTATTGATCTGCTGGGTGGTAGCGTGTACCACAAGCTTTCTGTATACCGCCAGCATTAAGAATAGAGGCCATCTGAGACATTGCTGCAGACGTCTTACGTCTCCCTTCTTCTGTGTATGCGTTGTCTGGAACAACAACGTCATCTGCCACTAAAACCTCACAATGCAGGCCAGTGGTGTTTGTTGTCAAACCAGCAGCAAAAACTGTAAAGTCCCTAATACCCTCTGCTTTACGTTTGGGGTGATCTACAGAGATGGCACCAGTTGTCCACTTCTCCCTCTTACCCTCTTCTTCATGAACCATCTCAGGCCAATAACGTTTATATATCTCACTGGTAAGAGTGTTCTTAATTGCGTATAGCTGCGCTTCTGCAAGCGTAGATGTAGCTGATAAATATAAGATGGAGGTGTCTGGATGCTTTGTTATCCACCAACAAGCCCACACTTCCATACAATGACTCTTCATGTGTGCTCGTGGTAGTAAGAGTAGTTGCTCTTGTTCGTTACACTCTAACCACTTAAAGACTTGCTTGTGTACATCTCCATAAACCCTTTCAGGGTGTACAAGCTTAGCGAATGCAAATAAACTACTTTCTGCTAACTCTCTAATCTCGTCTAGTTCATTCATTCTTGAAGACGTCTTAAATCATCTTTAACCAAACTAACAACTTCTGCTTTCTTAGGCTTTCTGCCAGCCCTCTTGGGCTTGCCAACAGCATTCTTATCTAAATACCCTTTGTTAGCTAAATAGCTTAGCGTAGCCTGTGACGCCTCCCCTGCGTACATTTGGTCCAACATAACTTTAACAGCTTTAGCTTTTAAACGTTGTTGTAATTCATCTTTCATAGATTCGTATGCAGGTTTAAAGAATGCACACTCTTTTAGCTTTAGCCAATGTTGGTAGCAAGCAAAGTATTTGTTTGCAAATTCATATTCACTTACATCTTCACACTCAACGTAAAGTTTGTGGATAGATGGATAGTGTTTACCATTCTTCTCTCTATCCCAAGGTTGCAAAGTGTACAAGGCATTTCTATCAGTTGCAGACTGATCTAAGAACAAACCATCGGTTAACCACTTAGTACCATTACCTTTAAATTTATCTCTTTGCAAAATATATCTCTGCATATAAGTGCATGGATGCACGTTAATGTCAACCATCCAATGCTGGGAGCATTGGTGGGTGGGAATGTTATGTCTTCGACAATGTTTAACTTCTTCCCTTAAGGGGAAGCAATATTATGTCGAAGACATTAGGGTTGGGAATATTCTATAGTCTTTTTAAAGACACAATTCCCCCCTTCTGCAACACCGTTATAATCTAATCTCTCTAAGGAGAGATAAATAAATTAATCTCTTAATTAGATTATAACATATTTTTTTCCAAAAGTGTAGTATTTTGAAGATTAAATTGTAACAAAATGTTACTGCACTAAACTACGATAATTTTATGAGAAATTTTTAAGTTGCAATGCATAATAAAAACTAACCCCCATACCCCCCTAGTACCCCTGTTAGCATAGCTACGCATAACAATCAAATAGTTTTTATTAATAACAATCCCCGCAACAATAGCTTTTAATTATTGGCACGATTCTTGTATGAAATTTTGTTGTATTAACACCAATCCATTCCCCGCACTTATTGCTGGCATACATATTGCTTTATATTCAAATACTTAAAGTATAATTATTATTTATATTTGAAGGTGTAAGTATTGATTAGATGAATGTGTATTCAATATATTATTGGCATGGCTATTGCTACGCGCATGCGCGTGCACGCGGTGAAGATAGTAGGTGTAGTGTTTACAATTCGTTACAATTATTTATTTCACAAGTGTTGAACTTGGGTTTGTGTTGTGTATAATTACAAACATCGACAACAAACAAAGAGGTGAACACTATGAAAGCTACAATAGAACATACAGATACTTTTGGGCATGAGTTAAATTATTGTTGGGTGAATAGAGCGTCAATAGAATGCGACGGTTTAAGTGATTCACAGATAGTACGTAGACTAAAAAAAGCTATTGGGATAAACGGCCTTAAGGCACGTAAGACTATAGATTGCGGTGACTATATACAATACAAATTAGATGGCCTATTCCAAGCGTTTATAATTACTTTTGAATATTAACAAACAAACGAGGATATTATTATGACTTTAAAAGAATTAAGAAAGGAGTTAGAAATTGCTTTAAATGGAGAAATAGCAGTTAACGCATCTACACGTTGGTTGATAGTTAATCATAGTTATCGCGCAGTGGATATTAAACTTGAACACGACATATTACAAATAACTTGGTTTGTTCGAGATCCTTACAGGCAAGTGAAGGAAGTATACGAAAGGACAACATATAGCCAGTATATAAAACTACGGGATATGATAAAGAGTAAAATCCAGCTGTAACGCTTAACCTAGTGTAAAGCATAAACAAACATTATTAACAAACAACGAGGGTAATATAAAATGAAAGTTGAAATAACACGCGAAACATTCAGACAGCTAGTCAGTATAGATGCAATAGTGAACAAAGTAGAATGTGAAGAAACGTATAGAAGAACAATTTACGTTGAGCATGGGGTTCGAATAGAGCAATTAGACATATTAGCAGCCTTTAAGACTGTACCTACGGCAGAAAACTTTGCCTCATTCACCACACAATATTTTATAACCGATATTAATGCATAGTTAGAAGATTATTAATGATGATATCTTGTTTCGACAACACTAGATAGGTGACTTATGTTAACGATTAAACGATCAATATGTAAAATGCATTACAAATTAATGTTAGGTAATGTGCAGATAGCGTGCTACGCTACAAAAGAAGAAGCGCAAAGCGCTTTAAATTGTTTTTTTAATAAATAAATAGGTGGAAACATGAGAAGATATAACAACGAAACACTACTAGAGATGGTTGAGCTATATGCAGAAGAGGGAGGTGCTATTAGTAGCGAGGAGATGCTAAGCGAAAGCTTTGATGCAATGTTGGAAGAATTAGATGCGGAAACTTTGTGCAAACTAGAAAACGATGTGGTTATGCTGTCAGAAGAATTTAATAATTATGCAGACTCATTGTGTAAAGACGGTGAAATTCATCCAGAACAATATAATCGGTATTGTTATGTTGGCATTTATGGGTGACGTATGACTAGGATCAATGTTGTTAGTGTCAAAGATTTGACAAACAAACACTTGTTTGCAGAGTATAGAGAGTTGCCACGTATATTTACGGCTGTAGGCAAGCTGGCACCCGGTGAAGGGTTTTTAGATGGTGGCTATAGGTTAGGTCAGGGTCATGTTAAGTTCTTTTATAACAAGCTTACGTGGCTATTAGATAGGTATAAACAATTGAAGGGGGAGTTAGATGGAAGAAACTACAATATTAATCTCGAAACATACGACAGCATTGTGAGCAATGCTGAACGATTGATCGAAGAAAGAAAGGGCTGGGATGTGGTTTATAATCCTACGCCAGATGAAAAATATACAAACATGCAAAGGTTAGTGGAGAGGTGGACAAAATGAATGAATATATATGCAGTTACTCAGGTTTGAGTTGTAAGATAACAGCTAAATCACGATGGGAAGCGCGTTGTGTTATGCGTAACAAGATAGATGATGCGTTTAACGTTGAAGTGGATTTAAATAGTATTGTAATTGAGAAAATTAAAGAAACATTTTTGAAAGGGTGTGCAATATGAATAGATATGAAATTGGTGTGGCTTTGGGCAGTTGGTTGGCTAGCAAGAGCGAGTTGATTGATAAGTGGGATGCGAGTGGCGATGAAGTTTTACACTATGATGTCAATGAAAACGTAGTTTTAATATGCATATTAATTGCAGATCAAAGACCTAAGTTTATATTAAAAGAAAAGTAACAAACTGTTACAATTAATTGTTTTACTATGTTTTTAAAATATGCTATTATTATTTATATATTATAGCAACCTGCTTAAACAGGTTGCATATATATAACAAAAGCTTTTAAAGCTTTTGTATATTATAAGGAATATAACTATGTTACTAAACACTATACTCCATTCTTTGCAAGAAGGAGTTACTAGACACGTATGCCCTTCTTGTGAAGGGGGTAGTAAGAACGAAAAGAGTTTGGTTTGCACTAAAGAAGGGCGGCGCATTAGGTGGTTTTGTCATCGCGCAAGCTGTGGGTATCGTGGATCGTCTGTATTATCTGGCGGTAAGCTTTGGGCAGAAACAACATCGGAATCCGATGATAGTTTGTTTAATGATAGCTTGTTATCCGGCAATACATACACACTGAACACGGCAGGGAGAGAGAGGAGGGAGGTTAGGGATCACAAGGGGGCGGTACGTGGTGCAGTGTATCGCAAGCCAAAGGGATCGAATATTGTAGGGCCAAAGGATTTAAATGACATTGACAAGAATTGGTGTAAACTGCACTTTCCGTCTCCGTTAACAAGCGACAGCTTAATCTTAGTTGAGGACATACCCAGTGCCGAGAAGATGGATAAGCACTATCCTACTGTGAGTTTGCTCGGCGTTAACTTAAACGAAGCTAAGTTAAACTTATTGCTAGACAACGGCGTTAAACGTGTAATAATTGCACTGGACAATGACGCAACGCGGTTTGCACTCAGAATTGCAAAGAAATATATGATTGAAACCACCGTCTTACCGCTTGAGCGGGATTTAAAAGACGAAACAAACGAAAGATTGATAAAGATTGCACAAGATATTAGATAGTTAATTTGTCGTTTAGGAGTGATTTGAGGATGAGTGAAGAATACCCGCTATACCCTGAGCTTTCAGAGCAAGGAAAAGAAGAAGCGCAAAGGATTATGGATAGCTTTAAACCGCAGCTTAGAAAGCTACTAGATGACGTACTGGGAGACCTATATACGGACGTAAGTTATTACATAGAAAGTGATCATTGGACAAACTACCGCAATGCTTTAATGGATGGTTTTAAAGGCTACACTCACGGCAAAACGAACCATGCATATGATTATAAAGAGTTGCGTCAGTCTATTTACGAAAATCACAAGGATGAAATTGTAAAAGACCTGAATCAAGACTTGGTTGAAGAAAACGAAAGGCTAAGGGCTTATATAGACCGCCTGCATGAGCAATTGAGATAGACAAGCTAAAGATTTGTCGTTTTTTAGAGTTGATTAGAGGTGACTGAATGACTAGAGAAAGATCACTTATGGACAGAGCATACGACCATATACACGGCATAGATAGAAGCTAGAACAATTGCATTTTCTATTAGGGCAATTGCTCGGCAAAAATTGAGGTCACTATGAACCACGTTTTTAAACACAATTAAAGGTGAAGTAATATGAATACATACATTGAACAACACAAGAGGACATTGGCACAGCTTGCAGAGTTTCTACTTTATGAGCTTAGAAATTGTGGGGAGTTCACATATACCACAGGCATTGGCATAGATGGGGAGGTGGCGCGCAGAAAGTACGCTGTAACGTTTTATGATTTAGTGAGCAAACCTAATACGGCTTTATTGGAAAGCTTAGAGCGCTATGTTTTTAGAACGGATGGCGCATTTATTTTAGATGCTATAAGAACAGAGATAGAGTATGAAGTGGAAGACCTATCCTTGGAAGAGCTGAGAGCAAACATTAAAGTTAAGGAATTGGAGGTAGCATGACTTTACAAGCATGGCAAAACGACCCGGCAAAAAAAGCTTTTTACATTGAACGAATAAAAGCTCATAGAGACGCAGATAATTTGATTCAAGGTAAAGGTTGGGACGGAACCAAGGGGTGTTCTATTGGATGCACGTTTGAAAATTATACCCACGCACTGCATGAAACTGAGCTTGGATTGCCTAAATGGCTGGCACATCTGCAAGACGCGATCCACGAACGGTTGAGCGCAGAGCATTCGAGAGAATGGACGCTGCAATTATATAGCGCGATCCCGGTCGGCGCAGATGTTGATTCGATTAGAAAGTGTATCGAGATAGATAGGCTTGATCGACTTATTGAGCTGCAAGGAAAAAGTGATTACCACGCTAAGCAAGATGTAATTGATGCGTTGACGCTGTGCAAAAATTGCTGGCTTGGGAGAAGTGATGATTGGTCGGCGGCAGAGGAGGCGGCAAGGTCAGCAGCATGTTCAGCGGAGCGGCAAAGGTCAGCAGCATGGTCAGCAGAGTGGTCAGCAAGGTCATCAGCAGAGTCAATAGCATGGTCAGCAGCATGGTCAGCAGCATGGTCGGCGGAAAGGTCAGCATGGTCAGCAGCATGGTCAGCATGGACAGCAGAGTCAATAGCATGGTCAGCAGAGTGGTCAGCATGGTCATCAGCAAGGTCAGCAAGGTCAGCAGCATGGTCGGCGGAAAGGTCAG